TACATGGTTTTGGCGTTTTTTAATTTTTCGCAATTCATATCACGTACAGTGCGACCTGCCGATATGCCTAATATCTGTGTCTGAACTGCACCAGCTACACCAACAGTACACAAATCAGAGTTACTTGCGCTAATCTGCGGTGATATAGCTGATGGTGGTGGACTGTTAATAGTTGTGTCCATTTCACCATCAGATATTACTGTAGTCTCAGTCCTGATTGTATCATCGGCAAACGCAAAACTACCACTCAATAGGAGTAATGCTATTACAAATAAACGTGCCATATTATCCTCTTCTATTCATTCCTTGTCGCTGTACCTCAATCCGTTCTCGATTTACATCGTTTCGGTTTCCAGCAATGTCTTCAGTGCTTTCAATACGAGCCGCATCTGTTACAGCACGTTGTTCCATTCTAGCAGCCTCAAGTAACAATTCAGATTTGTCAGTGTTAGCTTTACGATCTGCTTCTCTTTGCTTAATCTCTAACTCTTGCATACGAATCTTAACCAATGGATCAGACATTGGATCCTGACCTGGTGGTATAAGTTGATCTAATGTTTCCTGCATTATTTCCAATTGTTGTGCTGCAATTAATTTTTCAAGCTCGGCAGGGTTTTGCATCTGTTGTTGAACTTCAGCAATTTGTTGTTGCGCCGCGGCTGGATCAACTGAACCAGACTGTATCTGTTGCTGAACCGTAACAATTAAGTTTTCAATCTCTTTCATCACAGTCTGACGTGCCTTCTGCGAAATGTGTTCTTGAACGTGGGCATAAAAAGTTCCCATAACCTGTGGAGAAGTAGTAACCAAAGGAGTCTTCATAAACATCACATGTATTTTAATGTGGGCATCATGGTCTTGATCTGGAAATGATTGTAGTATTTCACCCATTAAAGCTCTAGCGTTCTCTACCGCGGGATCAATTGGCTGTGGTTCCGGTGTTGGTGGAAGTATCTCATCAATATTCTGCACCTCAAGTGCCATATACATACGTCTATATGCTGCATGTAGATTGTGCATCTGTGGATTAGATTGAGCCAACTGCAATTGTGTTTGCGCTAAAGTAACTCGTTGCGCCATTGAGAAGATGTTTGGATCGCTCACAGGTATAATGTCTACTCGACCATCAAAGTCAGTAGCCATAATAGTTCGTTCTGCTCCAGCTACGTCGTAAGGATATTCCTGCGGTAAGTTTTCCGCAAAAATACGAGCTAGTATACGAAACTCTGTCTTCTGGGCATAATGCAAACGCTTATGAATTGCAGACATAACTTTCATGCCACGTTCTAACATAGCCATAGTCGTGCCAACCGGAGTGTCTTGACTCATGTTGTTTGTTTGCTCATCAGCCAATGAAACAAAACGCCGTCCGCCTTCAATCAACGCACCCAGTAGTTGAGCTAATGTCGCTGAAGGTTCTTTGTAAGGTAGCGGAATAATAGAATCCCGTATGTTGCCACCAGGGGCATCAATGTCCCGCCATTCTCCAGGTTGTAAAGGCTCGTCATCATTACGAACCTTTACTCCCCGAGCCTTGAAACCCGCTGGGAGGTTTGCGAGTGTTCCAGCATCTATTAGCTGGCGTAGAATGCTAGTAGCCGCACGACCTAATCCACCAATCATGTGAATTAAACCAAAGCCATAGAACCCTAGACCAGGCATAAACTTATAATGTACAAAGTACTGTCGCTTTTTAGCTAGATCAGTTCCTTCATCGTAGTTTCTACGAACAGATAGAATATCACCAGACGATTCATCTATTGTAACAATGTACGGTAGCTGAATGCCAGTAGGTTCTCCATCAGGAGACATGTCTTCAAAACCCTCAAGGTCTAAATCAACATGCATCTCCAACAACGTGTAGATCTCGTCAGTATATGTCTTAGATAAACCTTGGATCTCGTCAACTTTTTCACGAACCTCGTTTGTTTCTAAATCACCTGTCTCTAATTCTATGTCTCGATAGAAACCTGCAACCTGCATCTTGCGAACTTGGTTGTAATCCATTCGTAAAACATGCGTAACCCGAGATGCTGTATTTAAATCAGAAGCTGAGTACGGAACAACAAGATCTTGAGCCGGAATAAACTTAGATACCGAGCGCTGCTTGGCCTCATCAAAGTAGACTTTTTTAAATGTTGAGCCCGACAGCGGTAAATAAAACAACAGTTGATCCATATCAGGATCGTATTCGTCCATGATCTCCATAATCTGGTAGTTCATATACGCTTTTACACGATGTGCTTGAGCTTCTCGCTCTGCATCTTGCTTACCCATCACTTGAGTTTGTACAGGTCCACCGGCTGGTAGAAGCTCCTTGTAGGCCTGTGCTTGGAATTGTGTAACACTTTCCGCTATTAGTGGGTGAGTGACGCCAGAGGCCCCTTGAAATGGCTCTGTGCGCTCCTGCTGCTTAATACCTAGCTGATCTAAACCTTTGGTGTAAGCTTCTTCCCAATCAGCGCGTGATGTTTGGTCATCTTCGTAAGATGATCTAAGCTCAGAGGAAAGCTCCCCCATGTAACCGTCATCTAAATACTCAGCAAGGTTTGCTTCATGCTCCATAGGTGCTTCAGCTTCTGCCTCTTGAATCATATCTGCAAGGGATTGAACTATAGCAGACCCATCTGCATTCTGTATAACCTCGGCACCACCCGAGAAATCTTCTGGCATATCCACAGGGACATCGACTGAAGGCAACATTTCATCAGGTCCACCCTGCATTTCTCCAGTATCTACAAGTGTGCCCATGGGGCGAGGTGGCAAGGCCATTAATAATACTCCCGTTTACGCGGAACAAAGTCTTCTCCGCTGTCTTCACCTTCAAGTGATATAAACCCACCTTGACGAAAACGCATCAGTGCTAGTGTCATGCTATCACAATAGTCATCATGATCGCCATTAGGAAAAGAAACTATTTCTTCTATAACTTCATCCGCAAATTTCTTATCTGCTGGTGCCCAAACCACACCCGCTTCGAATAAGGGTGCAACCATGTGCATTCTAGTTACCTTATCACGCCCTTTGCCTGGTGAGAAGCCTAATGCTGGTATTCCTCGCTGACGAAGTTCATCAATCAACGGTTGACCTGTTGCTTTAGCCTCTACAATAACCATATCAGGGTCCCAATACTCGTGTTCTTCAAAGGCTTTTTCCTTTAACTCAGGGAAATTCCACCTACCACGCTGTGCATCTAGCAAAACTACGTTGTCCGGTCCACCATCTAATGGTTTGAACACTCCCCATGTTGTAATTGCAGAGTAATCCGCTGTTTCTTTCTTAGAAAACGCTGTATCATACGCCTGTAATATGTAATCTAGGCGGGGAATCTTCTCTTCTTCCCACATTTTCCACCACTCACGCTTAATTATAGCAGATTCGGAAGATGTAGGCTGTTGTTGCCACTGAGCCGCCCATTTTCCTACCGGAAGTGACGCTTTAATAGACAACAGTGCGTCTTTTTCCCAAAACTCCGGCCACAATGCGTTACCGCTAGGTAGAATTGCAGGAAATTCTACAACTTCCCACTGGTCTGACATGATATCGCCGCCTTGTTGGGCCAATAAACGGCCTGTCAAGTCTTTTTTACCCCATCTAGTCATAACAATTATGATTGAACCGCCCGGTTGAAGACGTTGTCGAGGTCCAGAGGTGTACCATTCGTATGCATGGTCAAATGCAGTCTCGCTTAACGCATCTTGTTCCGAATGAGGGTCGTCAATGACAAGTAAATCCGCACCACGGCCCGTGATGGCCGCGCCAACACCCGCAGCAAAGTACTCCGCACCCTTGTCCGTGCCCCATTTACCCGCACCTTTATTGTCTTCTTTAAGGTTTGTCCCTGGAAATATCTCTTTATACTTTGGATCATCGATTAAATCCCTTACTTTTCTACCAAACCGCACAGCTAGTTCGGTGTTGTGGGTAGCTTGTATGATTTTTAACTTTGGGTTACGTCCCAAGAACCATGCTGGCATTAGATAACTAGCAAATTCAGATTTAGAATGCCGAGGTGGCATGTTAATAATTAATCGTTTACACTCTCCACGCGCAACAGCCTCAAGCTTTTCAGCTATGACGCGGTGATGACGCCCCTCAATAAAATTATCGTAGACGTGATGAGCAAAAGGCATGAAGTGATCATAAGCTTTTTCTTGTAAATCTAGGCGTTTCTTAGCCTCTGTCAGCGCTAAAATTTCTTTTAACGCCTCCTCGGGTAATGCCTGTAAATTCATGCTCTACGCCTTGATCCATATTGTGGGTTAGGGTTGGTCTGGTAGTAAGCACCACCCGTTGGCCGAACTCGCTCTGGTAAATCTTCTATCATCTGACAAACATACTCACCATTAATTAATACTTTTTCAAATCCTTCTGGACATTCAAATCCGCTGTCGTCTACTACTGGAATATCGTTGTCATCGTCCCCGATATCTACAGTTGTATCTTCACCTTCGCCAGGTTCATCGTTGTCGTCTACCTCAATTGTAACTTCTGGCTCGTCTGGTTCTACAACGGTAGTCACAAACGGGCTTGTAACTTCTGTCTCTACTACAGGTGCTGCTTCTACTACAGGTGCTGCTGCTACAGTAGCAATTCCTGTGGGCTCTGTGTTAAGCTTAGATACCTGAGTTTGATTAGGAACCGTCACTGATGTATTAGCTCTGTTAACTTCGCCTTCAATAATTGTTGGGTTCGTTTCTACTACATCATAAGCCGTTGTTTCTGGTGCAACATCGTAGACAATTTTACCCTCTAATACTTGTTCTTGTATATTATTTTGTGGGTTTATACCAGCAATGCCTGATGTTGTAGGTTCAGCATCAAACTTTGACATGCTAGTTGTCGTTGGCGTTGGCACAGTTAACGAAGTACTTGGACCTTCCGGTTTAGTTACTGGAAGGTTCATTGCTTGTTCTGCCATTTTTGTTACTTCTGCCATAGATAGGTTGTTTGCTTCAGCAAGCGGTCTAGCCGTCTTCATAGACAACTCTCCGGTAGCATCAATCTCTGCTTTAATAGTATCAATCACAGATAGTTCTTCATTAGCTACAATTTCTTTAGACGTAGTTAAAGGCTGTGCTATATTGCCAGTGCTAATTGGTGTAAACGTTCCACCAGAACCCAACGATGCCAATCCTTGAGGAACCACCGACGTTGCCTCTACAGCAGAGTTTGGTGCCGTGCTGGTACCTGCCGCCGCAATCTCTTGAGGTCCTAAAGTGCTAGTGTCTACAACAACATCTGTCCCTGGTATTGTAATTAAATTAGGTTCTACATTTCTAGGTGCTGCAGTGTTTAATGTTGTTACATCAACAGGGGGAACAACAACGTTTCCACCACTTAATGCCGTAGAAGCAGACTGACCTACAGTATTAATTAAATTTGCATCCGATGCCGCATTCTGTGCGGCTATAACCTGTTGTGTCTGTTGACCCGCAGTATTAATTAAATTTGCATCCGACGCCGCATTCTGCGTGTCAACAGTTTTAAAGTTCGGGTTACTAACTCTGGCTCTTAGCTCTGAGATAACCTGACCAGGCATAGTTCCTGTACCAGGTCCAGAGACAATCCCATTTTCTCTTGCAATCCTTAACAGATCTGCTTGAGACGTATTTCCACTATTAACAAGGTCAACGGCTTCTTGTGTTACGGTGTTAGTTTTAATACCAGCAGGTGCGTTAGCATCCATTTGAATCTGTGGTATTCCAGTGCCAACGGCTTCAATGGGTGATTTTTGCACAAGTGGACCTGGAGAGCTGGCTATGTTGTCATACATATTAAATTGTGATGTAGGCGCTTCTTGATTTACAGCGCCTGATTGTGACGTAGAAACAAGTGGACCTGGAGAGCTGGCTATGTTGTCATACATATTAAATTGTGATGTAGGAGCAACTTGATTTACAGCGCCTGATTGTGACGTAGAAACAAGTGGACCTGGAGAGCTGGCTATGTTGTCATACATATTAAATTGTGACGTAGGAGCTTCTTGATTTACAGCGCCTGATTGATCTGTGATCTGTAACGGTGCCGCTTCAGTTTCGACTTCAGTTCCAACTTCAGTTCCAACTTCAGTTCCAACAGTGTTAATTGGTGAAGAAGTACTAGTACTAGAAATAGCACTAGCGCCCCCACCTAAACCGAAACCAACAATTGCAGCTTCTGGATCAAACTCGGCCATTTTAAACCGCTCTGCTTCAACAGAATCCGTAATAGAGGGTTCTAGAAGACCTTCTTCGAGAGCATTTACACCACCAACAGTAAGACCACCAGTAATTTTTTTTACTAGTGGTTTTTTAGCACCCCCGGTTAAAACATTGCCAAGGCCACTC